TAACTATTATTGTTCCTCTAATAACACTCCTTATGTGTTTTTTGATAACTTGGATGATAATATTGATTTTCTTTATGATTGGTGGTCACAGAGAATGTCTTCTATTAGTGAAATAAACGCAACACAAATATCAGAATTCTTAGTTAATAATCAAAGTGCATCAGGTAAACCACCATTTAATACATTATCACAAACTGATAAGTCTAATATTATAAGTATTGTTCAAGAATCTATTAATATATTTAATTCTGCAACAAATAGAGGTTAAATACTGATTTTTTTGTAACAATAATGATATTTATATAAAAAGAATTTTATGAGTACAAAATTATTATTAGATAGTTATTTAGGTAAAAATACTAAAGTTACTGAAAAAGATATGGGTGACGGTTCTAAACAAGTATGTGATTTAGATACTGGTGAATGTTATATTGTTAGAATGAAAGATGGTTTAATTGAGAGAGTTGACAATACAATGAAAACAAATAAAAAAATCCAAGTTGAAACATTAACTGGTGTAAAACAATTATTAAACGGATAACATTATGGCAATTGATAAAAAAATTATTAAAGAATTAAATAGATATAATTCTATTAACAAATATATTACAGAACAAGAAGCAACATTACCTCCACCTCCGGCTGGAGATGTTCCTCCTACACCTGAGATGGGACCATTACCTGCACCTGAAATGGGTGCAACACCTCCGACTCCACCAGTAACAGGTGCGACTCCTGTGGATATTGCTGCAGACCCTGATGTCGAGAAAGTTGGTGAAGAAAAAAATAAAGTAGAAGAAATTGATGTAACAGAATTAGTTAAATCTCAAAAAAGTGTTGAAAAGAAACAAGAAGATTATTTTGAAAGTTTATTTCAACATCTAAACACTTTAGAAACGAAATTGGGTGAAATGGACTCTATTGTTAATAAATTGAATGATTTAGAATCAAAAGTAGAAAAATATAGACCAAAATCCGCTCAAGAAAAAATGGATTTAAGAACTATTGATTCAGGACCATTTAATCAAAAACTTTCAGATTTTTTCCAAGACAAACAAGAGGATTTTGAAAAAACAGGAAAAAATGAATACATCTTAACCCAAGATGAGGTTGAAAACTATTCTCCTTCTGACATTAAAAAAAGTTTCAGAAGTTTTGAAGATACAGACAACCAATTTACACAAATCAAGTAATTTTTTTTTAAAAATTTATTTGACAAACTCACGGCTGACACTTATACTTACATAAACAATTAAATATTTTAACTATGGCGACAAACAGTTTAGACGCAGTACTATCACAGTACGAAAAATCACAACAGGGTACATCCACCTCAAAAATGTCTCAGGACGAAAGGATGAAAAAATACTTCGCAGCAATCCTTAGCGATAAAGAAAAACAAGGACAAAAAAGGTTGAGAATTCTACCAACCAAAGACGGTTCTTCTCCGTTTAAAGAAGTTTGGTTCCACGAAATTCAAGTGGACGGTAAATGGCTAAAGTTTTATGACCCGGGTAAGAACGATAATGAACGTTCACCATTAAGTGAGGTTCATGAAGAACTTATGTCAACAGGTAAAGAATCTGATAAGAAACTTGCCGCACAGTATAAACCTCGTAAGTTTTATATTGTAAAAGTTGTTGATAGAGATGCAGAACAGGATGGTGTTAAATTCTGGCGTTTTAAACACAATTATAAAAACGAGGGTATTCTTGACAAAATCATCCCTATTTTCAGAGCGAAAGGTGATGTTACAGACCCTCAAAAAGGACGTGATATTATTTTAGAATTAACCAAAGCTAAAACACCAACAGGTTCGGTATATACAGTTATTCAAACAGTTATGTATGATGACCCAGCAACACTTCATGAAGATGAAGATACCGCAAAAACATGGATTGAGGATGAATTAACTTGGGAAGATGTTTACTCTAAAAAACCTGTAGAATATCTTGAAGCTATCGCTCGTGGTGAAACACCAAAATGGGATAGTGAAAAAGGTGGATATGTATACGGTAACTCGGATTCAAATGAAGATACTTTTGGTGGTAAATCAAAAGCTTATACAGACCCACAGTCTGAGTCAGAACCTGATGAAGACATGCCATTCTAATTTTATTAACTGAGCTTGGACATTAACATAGACAAAATGTCCAAGCTCTTTTTTTTTAACAAAAAAATACATTAAACATGGACAAAAAAACAAATATTTCCGAAAAACTTTACAATGCGTTACGTTTAAAATATCAGGCAGATGCGGCTGACGCTGAAGCATCATTATTAGTTTATTTCACAAATCCTGTAGGTATAGGTGAACATCCACAACATATAGAGGAGATGGATAAACTGGTTGAAAAAATTGCAAATGCTAATGATAAATTAGAAAATTTAGAGAAATTTTACAAATATAACTAATATATGATTTCTGTTCTTACTTTAACTTACGGTAGAAAAACACTACTTGAGGAATGTATATTTTCATTTTTAGAACAGAATTATGATGATGGTGAGATGGTCATAATTAATGATGACCCAAAAGTCAAATACAGGATTATACATCCAAATATTAGATGTTTCAATTTAAATGAAAAAATTGATAATATTTCACAAAAGTTGAAATACGGATTTAATCAATGTAACTTTGATTATATCTACAGATTAGATGATGATGACTTATTAGCACCAAACGCATTAGAATTAGTAGAAAAACAAATTAAAGAAAACCCAAACTACGAAATTTATAGACGAAGTAGTCATTATTACTTTGAAAATAATAAATTTGTTGATATTAAGGGTAATGTTAATAACGGAAATGTTTATACCAAAAAATACATTAATAGAATTGTATTTCCTGAAAAAAGTTTTGGTGAGGACTACGACATAACATTTAAATTTAATGGAAAAATACATGAATCAAAAGACAACCCCACTATGATTTATAGGTGGGGTATGTCTACTTATCACGTTTCAGGTATGGGTGATATCCCTCAAGAGAAAGTTAATAAATGGGTAGATAAATTATCAGAAAAAAATGGGGGTGATATTGATTTATACCCAAAATTTAACGATAATTATTACGAACAAATTAAATAAAAATATATGGCAATTAAAAAGAATGATTTTAAATCACTTAAAGATAAGTTTTCAACATCTGCAAAATATAAACAACAAAGATTTTTTGATTTAGGTTCTGAGTTTTTGGATGCGGTAGGATTACCTGGTCCTGCAATTGGGCACATTAATATGTTTTTAGGACATAGTGATACGGGTAAGACAACGGCATTAGTTAAAACTGCGGTAGATGCTCAGAAGAAGGGTATTTTACCTGTTTTTATTATTACAGAACAGAAATGGTCTTTTGACCATGCTAAATTAATGGGATTTGAATGTGAACAAGTAGTTGATGAATTAACAGGTGAAGTTGATTGGGATGGTTTTTATCTGTTCAACAATAATTTTAATTATATAGAACAAATTACAGATTATATTAATTCAATGTTAGATGCTCAAGAGAAAGGTGAATTAGATTATAGTTTGTTATTTCTTTGGGATTCTGTTGGTTCAGTTCCTTGTAAAATGACATATGAGGGTCGAGGTGGAAAACAACATAATGCTGCAGCTTTGGCGGATAAAATAGGTATGGGTATTAATCAACGTATATCAGGTTCACGTAAAGCAGAATCTAAATATGAAAATACTTTAATTATTGTAAACCAACCTTGGGTTGAGTTACCTGATAATCCGTTTGGTCAACCTAAAATTAAGGCTAAAGGTGGTGAAGCGATTTGGTTAAACTCATCATTGGTATTCTTATTTGGTAATCAAAAAGGTGCTGGTACAACTAAAATTACAGCAACTAAAGATAAAAGAACAATTAAATTTGCATCAAGAACAAAAGTTTCTGTTATGAAGAATCATATTAATGGTCTTGGATATGATGATGGTAAAATAATAGTAACACCACATGGATTTATCGCAGGTAAAGATGCAACAGAGGAAAAAACAAATATAGAAAAATATAAGAAAGAATACGCTGATTATTGGAAAGAAATTATTGGAACTGATGGTGACTTTGTTTTAAAAGAGGAAAAAGAAGATAATGAGTAAAAAAAGTTATAATATTTATACTTTTTATAATTTATTAGATATTTATTAATATGGGAAGAAAAAAAATTGATGAGAAAGAAAAAAAAATAAAGATTGGAGTTTCCGTAGACCCGGAATTGCCTAATTATTTTAAAGAGAAGTCAATTAACCTTTCTTCCTTAGTTAATAAACTATTGAAAGAATATATTAAAAAAGGAAACAAGATTTTAGAACCCTTAAATGAAAATAAAGAGTGACCAAAACACTTATAATAGATGCGAACAATCTACTGAAAATTGGTTTTCACGGAGTTAAAGATTATTATCATGAAGGTAAACATATCGGAGGTATTTGGCATTTTCTAAACACCCTCCGTAAATTTATCGAGGAGTATAACTACGAAAAGGTACTTGTTTTTTGGGATGGTGAGGGTAGTAGACAACCAAGAAAACTAATATACCCCCAATATAAAGAAACTAGAAGAGAGGATAATAATCCTTTCAAGGAGATATCATTTAATCATCAGAGAGAGAGAATAAAACAATATTTGGAGGAGATGTTTATCCGTCAGGTATGTGTTGAAAACAATGAGGCTGACGATTTAATTTCTTATTATTGTCAAATATCTAATAACGAACAAATAACTATTTTTTCTGGTGATAGAGATTTAACACAATTAATTTCTGAAAGAGTTTCGGTTTATTCACCAAATGCTAAGAAGACTTATAAGTTTGGGGATAAGATTAAATTATATGAAATTGAGGTTCCTCATTCAAATATTCCTGTGTGTAAAGTATTAATTGGGGACAAATCGGATAATATTGATGGGATATATTATTTGGGTGAAAAAACATTGATAAAATTATTTCCTGAAATACTTGACGAAGAGGTAAATTTAACCGATATTTTGAAAAAGGCGGAAACATTATTTGAGACTGATAAAGACAATAATGTTTTAAAAAATTTACTAACAGGAAAAACAAAAACAGGAATTTACGGAAACGAATTTTTCGAGATTAATGAAAAGATTGTTAACTTATCAAAACCAATTATAACTGATGAAGGTAAAACTCTTGTAGAGTTATATTATTCAGAAACTCTTGACCCTGATGGGAGGGGACACCGTAACATTATTAAAATGATGATGGAAGATGGATTCTTTAAATTCTTACCAAAGGGTGATAATAATTGGGTAAATTTCTTAACACCATTTTTAAAATTAACAAGAAAAGAAAAAAAGAATTTTAGAACTAAAAGATAAAAAATGAAAGATAAGTTACAAATAATGGTATTCGTATTGATTTTAGTATGTATAGTTACGGGTTTGGTATTTTTAATTGATAAATCCGAAGAAAGATATAAATACAAAATATCGGATGGACGTGGAAATTTGTTCAAAACAAACAATATAGAATACATGGGAGGGTGTATTGAATTCAAAACAATATGTTGCGAAGAATTGACAAGAGTATGTGGAACATACACAATAAAAGAAAATAAAAATTATAATAACAAATAAAAACAAACAAAATGAAAGACGAAGCGGTTAAACTGGAATTTTTGATGACTGTTAACAACAACATCATCGTACAAAGATTTTTTAATGTTAGGGATTTTAATCCTGATGCGAAGAACTCTATTGAGTTATATCAGTACATTAAAGACTTAAAAGAGGATTTGGGGTATGAGTTAAAGATGAAATCGACTAGTTATCTAGTGGATAACAAATTTGAGATTATTAATAATCCTGCGATTTTGAATACATCATTTACGGATGGTCCTGAATTTTTTAACATTTTTATAAAACAAAATGATATGACAATTTGTCATAGACAGTTTGATGCAAAAATCTATCCACCTAAAATAAGATACACCGTAGATATACGTCCGTACATAAAAAGTATACTTTATAGTTTAACTGACATTTTTTCACATGAAGATTTAACATACGAATATCTAGGACTTAATACAAAGGTATAATATTTATTTTAAAGGAGACAAAAAATATGGCGACAAACAAAAATTTTGAGTATTTAGGTAGTAATTTTCAACTACAGTTATTAAATCAAATTATAGTTGATAAAGAATTTGGAAGGTCAATAATCCAAGTTCTTGATACAAATTATTTTGACAACAAGTATTTCAAATTAATTGTCCAAATGGTTAAAGAATACTTTGTGAAGTATGACCATGTTCCAACTTTTGAGACTTTAGAACAAATAACTAAATCGGAAATTCAGCAAGAACTTGCAATTAAAATTATTTTAGATACCTTAAAAAAGGTTAAGGATGTACCAATTGAGGGGTCTCTCTTTGTTCAAGAAAAGGCAATGAAATTTTGTAAACAACAAGAATTACAGAAAGCGATATCTAAAGCACAAAAAGTAATTGATGGTGGTGAGTTTGAAAATTATGACCAACTAGAAGAATTAGTTCGTGAAGCTTTACAGATTGGAACTAGGGAAGATGGAATGTTAGACGTATTCTCCAATTTGGATGACGTATTGAATGAGGATTTTAGACACCCAATACCTATGGGAATTCCTGGTATTGATAGATTATTAAAGGGCGGATTGGCAAAAGGTGAGATAGGTGTTATATTAGCACCAACAGGTGTTGGTAAATCAACATTTTTAACTAAAATAGCTAATCATTCTTTTAATTTAGGATATAATGTTTTACAAATATTTTTTGAGGATAACCCAAAAATTATCCAAAGAAAACATATAACCTGTTGGACAAGAATACATCCTGATGATATGTCCAATAAAAAGGAAGAAGTTTTGGTTAAAGTTAGAGAAATTGAAGAGAAAATGGATAATAGATTAATATTGGAAAAATTACCTTCAGATACTATGACCATGAGTCAAATCAAAAATTTAATTAGAAAGAAAATGGCGGATGGTATTAGGGTTGATATGGTTCTTTTGGATTATATTGATTGTGTTGTACCTGAGAAAAATTTGGGTGATGAATGGAAGTCAGAAGGGTCTGTTATGAGAGGATTTGAAGCTATGTGTCACGAAATGAATTTGGTTGGATGGACGGCAACACAAGGTAATAGAAGTTCGATTTCAGCTGAAGTTGTAACTACTGACCAAATGGGTGGTTCTATTAAGAAAGCACAAGTTGGTCACGTTATTATATCTGTTGCAAAATCATTACAACAAAAAGAAATGAAACTTGCAACAATAGCGATTACTAAATCCCGTATTGGTGATGATGGTGTTGTATTTGAGAATTGTAAATTCGACAATGGTATGTTAGATATCGATGTTGAAAGTTCTATGACATTCTTAGGACTTGAAGATAAAAAAGAAGAAGCAAACAAACAAAGAATAAAAGATTTGTTGCAAAAAAGAAAAGAAAGAGAATCAAATTAATTATGGAAAAAATTTTAATAGAAAATCCTTCGAGATTTGTCATATTCCCTATTCAGTATGATGACATATGGGAGTTTTATAAGATGCACCAAGCAGCTTTTTGGACAGCGGAGGAGGTTGACTTAACAAATGATATAAGAGATTGGGAAAACCTATCAGATAATGAAAAATACTTTGTGAAAAATGTTTTATCATTTTTTGCGGCATCTGATGGTATTGTGAATGAAAATTTGGCGGAAAACTTCTACAGAGAAGTACAATATCCTGAAGCTAAGTTCTTTTATGGATTTCAACTTATGATGGAAAATATTCACTCTTTAATGTATTCATTATTGATTGATACATATGTTTCTAATCCAAAAGAAAAAGATGATTGTTTCAACGCTATTGATAGATTGCCAGCAATTCAAAAGAAAGCTAATTGGGCTTTAGATTGGATTAAAAAAGCGTCTTTTCAAGAGAGATTAGTGGCATTTGTTGCGGTTGAAGGTATTTTCTTTTCAGGTTCTTTCTGTTCAATATTTTGGTTAAAATCAAGAGGGATAATGCAGGGTTTATGTAATGCTAATTCGTTAATTTTCAAAGACGAAAACTTACATTGTGATTTTGCAATTCATTTGTTAAATAACCACGTTGAAAATAAACCTAGTGAAAAGAAAATAAAAGAAATTTTATTGTCTGCACTTGAAATAGAAAAAGAATTCATTACAGAATCATTACCAGTATCGTTAATAGGTATGAATCAGAATTTAATGAAACAATATTTAGAATTTGTTGTAGATGGTTTATTGATTAAATTAGGATGTTCAAAACATTTTAATGTAGAACAACCATTTAAATTTATGGAACAGATTGCGGTTGAAACAAAAGGTAACTTTTTTGAATCAAGAACTATGGAGTATCAAAAAGCCAAACTAAACGAAAAATTGTCATTTACGGATGAATTTTAATATATAAGAATATGTCACTAAAAATAAAAAAAAGAAGTGGGGATGAGGTATCATTTAACCCACAAAAAATATACCAAAGAATAAAAAGGTCTTGTAAAGGTCTTAATGTTAATTCAGATGAAATTTTCATTAAAGTAATAACTTCAGTACCTGTTGAGGGTGAAATTACTACAAAAGAATTAGATAAATTAATTTATGAGATTTCGGCGGCATACACTGGTAGTCACCATGATTATTCAAGATTGGCATCAAGTGTTGCAATATCATCATATCACAAAGAAACTAATCCAAGTTTCTCTGAAACAATCATATTGTTACATTCTGAAGGTGTTATAAATGATGAATTGGTTAATATTATCAAATCATATGGTGAGAAAAATATAGATGATGTTATAAATCATGATAATGATTATAATTTTGATTATTTTGCTTGGCGTTCTTTAGTTGAGATGTACCTTTTAAAACTACCTAATGGTAGAGTAATTGAAAGACCTCAACATATGTACATGAGAGTTGCCTTATGGGTAACAAAATCATTTGATGAAGCGGTTGAATATTATAATTCATTGTCAAATCAATTAATATCTCCTGCAACACCAATTATGATAAATGCGGGTACTAAGGTACCACAATTAGCTTCTTGTGTTTTACATTATAATGATTCGGATTCAAGAAATGGGTTACTAAATACTTTAAATGATATATCAACATATTCTTCTGATGCTGCGGGTATTGGTTTATGTATGTCAAATATTAGAAGTAAGGAAAGTAGAATTAAAACATCGGGAGGATTTGCCGGTGGTCTTTTAAGATATTTGAAGATTGTTAATGAATCGTTAAGATTTTTTAATCAACAAGGAAGAAGACCTGGAAGTGCGGCAATTTACATTGAACCTTGGCATAAAGATATTATTGACCTGTTAGAAATTAAAAAGAATACTGGTGCAGAAGAACTAAGAGCACGTGATTTATTTACTGCGTTATGGATACCTGATAATTTCATGAATGCTGTTAGGAATAATGATGATTGGTATCTTTTTTGTCCAAATGATATTATTAAATCTGGTATAAAACCATTACAAGAATGTTATGGTGAAGAATATGAAAAAAATTACAATAAAGCGATTGAATTAGGTATTGGTAAAAAAGTTAAAGCTCAAGACATTTGGAGTAAAATTATTGAATCTCAAATTGAGACAGGTGTTCCATATTTGGCAGCTAAAGACCATGCTAATAGAAAAACAAATCACCAAAATATCGGTGTTATAAAACAATCTAATCTTTGTATTGAAATCTTTCAATATACAGATGAAACAACAACTGCGATATGTACATTATCCTCAATGGTATTGAAGAATTTTATTCAAAATGGTGTATTTAATCACGAGTTATTATATAAAGAGGTTAGAAAAGTTGTTAGAGGTTTAAATAAAGTAATCGATATCAATAGTTATTCAACTGAGAAAGGTAGAAAAGGTGGGTTGGAACAAAGAGCAATTGCTATTGGAACTCAGGGTCTTGCAGATGTATTTTATTTGTTGGATTTAGTTTTCACATCTGATGAAGCTAAAAAATTAAATAAAGAAATTTTTGAAACCATCTATTTCGCAGCGATTTCTGAAAGTTGTTCACTTTGTAAATCTGAAGAATACAAACCATATAAATTCTTCAATGACTCACCTATGTCGGAAGGTGTATTTCAATTTGACATGTGGGGACTTAAAGAGGAAGATTTATCAAGTATATGGGATTGGAAGTCTTTAAAAGAAGAAGTTAAGGATTATGGTGTTTGTAATTCTTTATTCACCGCACAAATGCCTGTTGCAAGTTCTGCTAAGATTACAGGGTCTTATGAAATGACAGAACCTGCTCATTCGGCGATTTTCAATAGAAGAGTTGTTGGAGGTGAGATTATGATTGTAAATAAGTACTTAATTAACGATTTTGAAAAGATTGGTATTTGGTGTGAAGATTTGAAAAATGAAATTATTTTAAATGAAGGTTCTATTCAAAATATAAATTTTAACAATTACTTAGATATTGAAGATAAACAATACAATAAAAAAGTTAAACGGACAGAACATTTAATTGAAAAATATAAGACCATTTGGGAGATATCACAAAAAGAATTGATTAACATGGCGGCTGATAGAGCACCATTTATTGACCAATCACAATCAATGAACATTTATATGGGTAATCCAACTCTATCTAAGATATCTTCAGCTCATTTTCACGGATGGGAAAAAGGTTTAAAAACATTGAGTTATTATGTGAGGACTAAAGCGATATCTACAGGTGCTAAACATTTGGCGGTTGATATTTCAAAAATAGAAAAACCAAAACCAACTCCTGAACCATCAAAACCAGATATTGTATTATCAAAACCAACCGATTCACCATTTGAATGTTTTGGTTGTTCATCATAATCATAACATT